GTTTCCCAGTCACGATCCAAAAAAATTAAATTCAAAAAGGATGGTGATGGATATTGGGTCAGAGTTAAATCTATAGTAAAAGAAAATTATTGTGTTGATATGATGGATATTGAAACAGATACACATTATTTTGTATCAAAAGGAATCAAAACTCATAATTGTGAGATGTTTGATATTCCATACATTATTAATCGATGCTATGCAATTTTAGGAGAGGAAACTACAAACAGCCTTTCTCCTTGGAATAGCATTTACAAGAAAGCAATTCGAGATGATTATGGTAACACGAGAACATCATACATCATTCACGGAATATCTGTATTGGACTATATGAGATTATACAAGAAGTACAGACTCATTCCAAGAGAATCATACAAACTTGATCACATCTCAAAGGTAGAGCTTAGTCAAGGTAAGCTTGATTGGTCAGATAAGTATGCGACAATGGCAGAGTTTTACAGACAAGATTTCCAGCTATTCATGGAATATAACATTGTGGATGTCGATAGAGTTTTTGAACTCGAACAAAAACTGAAGCTTCTTGAACTTCATACACAGATTGCTTACACTGCATTGATTAATTATGATGATGTTTTTTCTCCTGTGAGAACTTGGGATGCAATCATTTACAACCATTTGAGAAAACAAAATATCATTATTCCTATTACTGGAGGGGGTGAAAAATCATCCCAGTATGCGGGTGCGTATGTGAAGGAGCCTGTTCCTGGCATGTACAACTACATTGCATCATTCGACTTGAACTCTTTGTATCCAAATCTGATTAGAATGTATAACATCTCTCCAGATAAATTGGTTACAAATGCAGATCTTAATGGAATGAAAAAAAGATTGAGGGATTCCTTATGATCAATACAGATTTAGCATCTATGACATTGGAAGAAAAAAATTCGATGATACAATCGATTGATACGGTCTTACATTACATGAATGGAGACAAAGTGTCGATTACTGTTGATGACATTCTCGAAGAAAAACTGCCAGAAGATCTTATGGTGGCTTTGAAATCATTGAACATCGGAATAGCCGCAAACGGGTACCTATTTGATAATGATGAAGAAGGATTCTTATCCTACCTAATGGGTGATATGTACTCCCAAAGAAAGATTATGAAAAAAGAAATGATCACTTCACAAGATGAAGTGGAAAAAATTCAAAATGAACTTACCAAAAGAGGAATAGAGTATGATGATTAATAATGAAGATATAAATCTTTACATGAAGAGATTCACGAATGCTCTTGGCCAGCATTATCTTCCCGATAGATTTTTGACATTTGATGACATTTTATTTCAACCAAAAATATCTCCGGTTAGTTCAAGATATAATGTCAGTACCACAACCCAATTAGCAGGTATAGAATACAGAAGACCATTTATTTCTGCCAATATGGATACGATTACTGGTGTTGAAATGGCCAGAAAAATGAGATACCTGGGAGGTCTTGGTATTCTTCATCGATTTTGGAATTGCGAATCCGAATACCGAGATGCAATTCTTTCTTCAATAAAAACAGATTTAGGGAAAATGAATAAAAATCCTGCATTTAGTATTGGTCTTGGAAAACCATCTTTAATGAATATGGAAGCAAAAGAATCAATAGGATGGATTGAATCTGTTATTGATGATTGTTTCAAAAATTATGCCGAAAATGTTATTCTCTGTTTGGATATTGCTCATGGAGATTCAGATCATGCATATGAGAGAATTGAAAAAATCCGAGATATCTATCCATTAGGAGGTAGTGTAAAGCTCATTGCTGGAAACATCGCAACAAGACATGCTGCTATTCGAATGTACAATGCTGAAGTGGATGCCGTAAAGGTTGGAATTGGTTGTGGATCGGTTTGCCAAACTAGAGTTGTGGCGGGGCATGGCGTTCCTCAAGCAAGTGCTGTGATGAATGTACGGGCTGCTTTAGACTATATGCAAGATACTCATGATGCTCCGCGTCCTTCAATCATTTCTGATGGGGGCGTTAGAAATCCCGGAGACGCATTCAAAGCATTGGCATTGGGTGCAGATATGGTCATGTTCGGATCTCTCTTATCCGGGACTATAGAAACCCCAGGAGAAATAAAGGATATTGACGGGGTTCCACATAAAATGTATCGTGGACAATCCTCAAAAACATTCATGGCCGATGCAAATAAAGATCAACGATCTTCCGAAGGTGTAGCGGCATATGTTCCTGTCAAAGATACTGTTGATAGTGTTGTGTATGAAGTTGATGGTGGAATTCGTTCTGGAATGTCCTATGCAGGTTCTAGAAATCTACATGAACTCTATCAAAATTCAATTCCTATGGAAATCACACACGCAGGATTTGCAGAAGGGAAACCACATATTCTGAATGGAGATAATATCTATCATGGAGAATAAAGAATTTGTAGAAATTTTTGATGGTATAAAACCAGTATCTATAAATGATGGATATATTGGAGATGTATGTGCAGTAAAACATATAACTCGCAGTGGAAAAATTGATTATTTTGGATGTGGTTCATCTTTAAGAATAAAAAAGATTCCATGTTTTACCGAGAAATCTTTTGATCCTCATTATATTCATAGAGTAACAGAAATATATGAAATGTGTCCATATTCTCTGATGTATGATGGTAAAACAGAAATTGATATTCATGAAGCTCTTTTTTATCGCAAGGAGGACTTTTTAACATTGACATTGTTTGCGGAATCTGTTAGGATGGTAAAATCAAGATTTAGTGGGGATCGTGAATGACAGATTATTCTTCAATGCCTGATGATCAGCTTCTAGCTGCTTTGAAAAAAGAGAAAAGAAACGAGGCTGAATATGCTACCAAACAGATGGCATATAAGATTTTATTGAATTCATGTTATGGTGCGATCGGCCAGCAATATTTTAGATTCTTTGATATTCGACAAGCAGAAGCAATTACTCTTTCTGGACAGCTTTCTATCAAATGGATTGAAAAGTTTTTGAATGATTATTTGAATGAAGTATGTGAAACCGAAGGAGAAACATATGCAATATACATGGATACCGATTCATGTTATATTAGCTTAGAAAAATTGATCGATAAAATCGGTATTGATAAGACTAAGACGAAAAAAGTCATAGATTTTATGGATGCAGCATGTAAGAAAATAAATATTGAAATAGATGGTGAATATACAAGACTATCAGAATATGTAAATGCTTTTAATCAGACAATGGTTATGGAAAGAGAAGCTTTAGCAGATAGAGGATTCTGGACTCGTAAGAAAAGATATGCTCTAAATGTTCATAACTCAGAAGGAGTTTCTTTTGATCCTCCCCATCTAAAAATCATGGGATTGGAAACAGCAAGATCATCTACTCCTGAAGTGTGTAGAGATTCTTTAGAAGAATCTATCAAACTCATTTTAACTACAGATGAAGATACTGTTATAGATTATATCAAAAAATTCAGAAGTAAATTCATGAACATGAATGCCGAAGAAATAGCAAGTACTTCTGGAATTTCCGATATCAATAAATATCAGATTAAAGGCGGGTATAGTAAAGGAACCCCTATTCATGTCCGAGCCGCAATTCTCCATAATATGTGGGTTAAAGGAAATAATATGTTAGGTAAGTATGAACTTATTCGATCTGGAGATAAGATCAAATATGTTTACTTAAAAGAACCTAATCCGGTTAAAGAAAATGTGTTTGGATTTTCTGGCATTCCGCCAAAAGAACTAGAAATTGAAAAATACATTGATTACACAAAACAGTATGAAAAAACATTCTTGGCTCCGTTAAAAACAATTTTGAATTGTATTGGATGGGAGCATGAGAGAACACAAACACTTGAAGATTTTTTCGTTTGATAAAAAGGAAATAAAATGAGTCTAGCAGATAAATTGAAAACAAACAGTACAATTAAACTTACCAGTACGATGAATAAATCTAAGGTATTTGGCAATAAGAAATCAATTTCTACAGATGTTCCTATGCTTAATGTTGCATTGTCAGGATCTATCGATGGTGGATTTACTCCTGGTCTTACAATGTTTGCTGGACCTTCTAAGCACTTTAAGACTATGTTTACGCTTGTCTGTGCGAAGGCATTTTTAGACAAACATGATGATGGCGTAGTTCTTTGGTATGATTCTGAATTTGGTTCCCCGCCAGAGTATTTCGAAGCTGCTGGAATTGATATTGATCGAGTTGTTCATACTCCGATTACTGATATTGAAGAATTAAAATCAGATATTGCGAATCAATTAAAAGCCATTGAAAGAGATGACAATGTTATGATTGCAATTGATTCGGTTGGTAATCTTGCTTCTAGAAAAGAAGTAGAAGATGCTGAAAATGAAAAAGTAGTTACTGATATGACTAGAGCAAAACAGATGAAGTCTCTATTCAGAATCATCACGCCCCATCTATCATTAAAGAATATTCCTCTTATTGCTGTAAACCACACATATAAAACCCTTGAAATGTATTCAAAGGATGTTGTTGGTGGTGGTACCGGTTCAATGTATTCTTCAGATAATGTTTACATCATTGGAAGACGGCAAGAAAAAGACGGAAAAGAAGTTGTTGGGTATGAATTCGTCATCAAGGTTGAGAAGTCTAGATATGTTCGTGAAGGATCTCAGATTCCGATCATGGTCAAGTTTGAGGGTGGTATTGAAAGATATTCTGGTCTTCTAGAAGTTGCTTTAGAAGGTGGATATGTTATCAAGCCAAAAATGGGATGGTATCAAAGAGCAAATCCAGAAACCGGTGAAACATTAGAAGAAAAAAATCATCGCCAGAAAGATACATTGTCGAAAGATTTCTGGACTTTGGTGTTCGAGAAAACAAACTTTGCAGAATATATTCAAAATAGATTTAAGATCTCTGTAGGAAATCTGATTGATGATCAAGAATTTGTTGTAGAAGAAAGTGATGAAGGAGATAAAGATGATTAGAACTCCAGAAAGTATTCTTACTGAAATTTTAAAAACATGTGTTAATTCGCACGGCCATGCTCATTTAAATCCAGAATTAGTAAAAGATATTGAACAAGCAATGAAAATTCCTCTTTGTTCTTCACTGGGATCTATACTTTCAAGTGATTCTTATATTGATACAGAATCTGAAGATTATCAAAATGGATATGATAAAGGGTATGATGATGCCCAAATGGAATCTACAGGGTCATATGATGATGGATATGATGAAGGCTATGAAAGCGGAGAATATGAAGGAAAATTAGAAGGTAAGTCAATTGGTTATGATGAAGGATACGATAAAGGTTATGATGAAGGGCATGGAGAGGGATATAGTGAAGGATATAATGAGGGTTATGAAGAAGGATATAATGAGGGTTATGAAGAAGGATATGATGCCGGAAAGGAGGATTAATGAATATAAATCCATATACTTGGATGAAAAATAGAATCCAGAGAAAGAGATTATTATCTTCATTCACTATAAGAAATGACCTAGATAAATCATTTACAACAACTCCCGTAGAAATTATCAAAGGGAAGTATAAGGGGTTGATTTATCGTTACGGATTCATTAAAATACCTGAAGACGGAGTAATCCAATACGAATATGAAGTTCTTCATAACGGTCATGTTATAGATGATGGTTTTATTCCATATGCGGGATATATTCTAACATATCTGTATATTGAGAAGAAATATCATGAAATTATAAGCACCCAGCCACAAGATGATACAAGCGGATTGATTAAGGAATAAGTTTAGTTACATGAATACAACAATATCTGCAATGGAAAAAATCATTCTGAAAGCCTTGCTTTCTAATAATGAATTTTCCAGAAAAACAACCCCACATATGAAAAAGGAATACTTCGAGAGTCAGCTTTCGAAGTTTCTTTTCGAAGCATTTTCTTCATACTTTTCTAAGTATAACAATATCCCCACAAGAGATTATATTCAGCTATCAGTAGAAAAAAATGATATGTTGAATGAAGAACAATTTGCGGAATCAAAGCAAATTATAAATGAAGTCTATGCAGAAAAAATAGACAAATATGATGATAAGTGGTTAACTGAAGAAACCGAAAAGTGGTGTCAAGAGAGAGGGCTTTTCAACGCTATCATTGAATCCATCAATATCATGGATGGAACAGATAAAAAAACTTCATCTCATGCAATCCCAGATAAGATCAAAGATGCATTGGCTATTAGTTTTGATACAAGAATCGGTCATGATTATTTGGAAGATGTTGAACAAAGATATGAATTCTACCATGATGTAACACAGAAATTTCCATTTGATCTTTCTCTATTCAATAAAATTACAAAGGGTGGAATTTCCAGAAAAACTATGAATTGCATTCTTTCTCAAACCGGTGGTGGTAAATCTCAATTGATGTGCCATTTTGCTTCATCATATATCCAAAGCGGATTAAATGTTCTGTACATAACATGTGAAATGGCGGAAGAAAGAATCTCTGAAAGAATCGATGCAAATCTTATGGGTGTTGATATCGGAGAAATTCCAAAGATGAATCAGATGACTTATTACAAGAGAATCGAAAAGATGAAGAAAAAAGTCAACGGTCGATTGATTGTAAAGGAATATCCTGCCGCATCTGCAAATGTTAATCATTTTAGACAATTACTTCAAGAATTAAAGCTGAAGAAGAATTTCATACCAGATATTGTATTCATCGATTATCTTAATATTTGTGCATCCGCTCGGTACACTGGTTTATCTGGTGTTAATAGTTACATGTATGTAAAGGCTATCGCAGAAGAAATTCGTGGAATGGCCCAAGAACAAAATATTGCAATATGGACCGCAACACAAACCAACAGAGATGGTCTAGATGCCTCTGATGTATCTCTCGCAAACACATCGGAATCCATCGGTCTTCCACAGACTTTAGATCTTATGTTTGCTTTAATCCCCGTTGATGAACTTGAAGAAAAGGGCCAAATCCTTGTCAAACAGCTTAAAAACAGATACAATGATCTTAATTACTACAAGAAATTTGTAATCGGTATGGATCGCTCCAGAATGACATTCTACGATAGCACAATGGATGCAGGAAATGGAATGTCCGATAATGGAACACAGGATCCTGTAGAACAGGATTTAAATGAATTTGGAGTCGGATTTGGAACTGAACATGCTGATAACGGATCAAAATTTAGTGGAATTGATTTTGAATAAACTTGACTTTTGATCGATATTCTCCTATACTATTGGTGTAGGAGAATTTTCATGTATACCGTTGAAGATTATGCAATTAAGACAAAAAAGACACAGGACGGATATCCTCTCTTTCTAGGGGAAGATTATTTTGTTACTGGATCTTTTGATGGATTCGCTGGTCCGCATCGAGCAAAGCTTTTAGGACTAAATGAAGATTTTGTATATCTTAGCATGTTCCATACTTCAATGGGATATGTGAAGTGCGGATTCCAATACTCACGAGTTTTTAAGAATCGAGAAAATTGCGATGCATGAATTTGGAGAAACAATTACGATCATTGGCGGAATCATATTCTTTGTGTTTTTGCTCATTATAAGCTCTCTTATTCTAAAATTTTTGTTCGTGTATCTAAGCATTGCCAGCTTTGGAATGCTTGGATTATGTTTTATTATCACAATGCCTCTTTTGATGTATATGTTTGCCCGTCCATATCGGGAACGATATATCAAATTTAGTGATTCACTATTTTCAGAATCATATTGGATGAAAGAATCACATTATCAAGATTCATGGAAATTGCGTGATCTTCTCGCAGAGGCCGAGAGAAAAGGAATGTGTGGATGATTCGAAAAACTCTAAACAACACTCATGGACCTTGGTTTCGCAAAGGTCTTACTGTTCATGCAAAGGTTGATAATTGTCCTCAATTTGTACTTTATAATCCAGGAACTCCGGTATGGGTTGCACAAATGATTTGTGGAAATCCTTCTGATGAGGATTATGATAATGCCCGTCTCATTGAAGCAGCACCAGATCTTTTAGATCTTTTGATTGATATTTTGAATGATAACAAAAATGAAGATATTCTCAAAAAAGCAAGAGAGTATATTTCTCAATTTGTAGAAGAGGTAGACTATGCTTAGTAGTACCATTAGAAAAATGTTTAGACGAGAGCCATGTGAAGCTCGAAAAAGCAAGTATAGATCTCTTTCTTTGGAAGAACAAGTTGATCTTATACAATGTTTCAATGTAAATCTCCTGTTTCTTCTAAGAAATAAGGGAATTGATATTACGGATCAAGAACTGAAAGATTTGATGACAAATTCTCAATTAGATTTGGATGTGGTAGACTGATGAATAACACAGAAATTAAACTTAAGTTGGAAGAAGCATTTTCATGTCTTAAGCGTGAAACAAATAAATTGCTTAATGAGGAATATCATCAACATTCACAATTCAATGTGATGCGAGCAAAGATTATTTCTCTTCAAGTATTCATTTGTAATTTTCCTAATTGTGAATACTTTGATGAATATACAATGGGATGGATGGATATTCCTATCCCTTGTTTAGAGCATGTCATTTATGATGCTCGTAATGATCAAATAAAAGATTATACATATGATCTGCACGCTCTTTTACTTCGACTAAGATGTATTGATGATTCATTTAGGGAGTGGAATCAGCCATATTATGCACATAATCCCCCAGAAGATGGAGGAACCCAAATAAATGTTATTGATTAGGTGGGTTGTAAAATCCTGTTTATTGTTATGGTCTGCTTTTATGTGGATCATAACAATTATCCTATTGGGAATGATATTTTTAGGATGGGTTGATATTAGATATTGATGGAGAAATTTATGTCAAACATAGATACAACTATTAACGAAACAATTGTCGCTTCAATTATTACTAAATTGAAGAAGCGGGCACATCCATCCAATGATGGAACCCCTTATCAAGCTGATGTTATGGTGAATGAATACGCATATGCCCCAGGAAAAGATGCTGAATTAGATCTTCAGGCTGCAAGAGAATTGCATAGACTTCAGGATCTATATTGTCAGGCAATGTTAGAACTTGAAGAACTCGATGAAAAAGAACTCAAAGCTTTGAAAAGCTTATCTCATCTCATGGAGTTATTTCGCCGTATTGATCATGCAATTGGCCCAGAAGAACATATTAAAGATGCCGGAATTGCATGTGCGAAAAATCATGCAGCCAATGGAATTAAAATCATTGAATCTATTTGGAAGAATAAATGAAAAATATACCGGTAAAGTATAAAATTGAATCATTATATCGTAGAGAAGGTGTTTTATCTACCTTAACTAAAAAGAAAGACGGCGAATGGATTCCTGCAAGGCCACTTTCATATCCTGGAGGAATTGTTTATTCTATCAAAAAAGATTATACTTGGCATGGAATGTTTTAATTGGTAAATACGATGTATTAGATTGGCAACAAGATGAATTATGAACGATTAGATCAATTAACAGAACAACGAACAAACGAATGTTTTAATAAACATGTTCTTGAAGAAGTCAATACAACAAGAACATTCAAGTTGTCTGTTCCCGGTGAGGGAAGAATGATGAGTTGTTACATCACATTTACTGATGAAGGTATTGTTATCAATGGAGACATTACTCCCACAGGAAATGGTGTGTGTTCTGTAACTGGTGGATATGGAATTGAATGGTTTTCTTCTCCTAAAGCTGCTGGATATCTAGCAGAAAAATTTCTTCACAAGAAATGGTGTCCAAGAGAAGTAATAGAAATTTTAGAGGATGAGGATGATTGGGTCCAAGAAACAATTCGAGATTTAGATCCGGATAGATTTTATCATCTATCTGAGCAAGTAGAATACATTATTGATGGCCTAAACGATAATATGAGTGAATACGAATTTATTGCCAGTATGCAAGAACTGGGATTTGATATGGACGATCCTCCAGGATATACTTATGATGTAAATGAAGTGGCATGGCTTCATTCTATTCAAAAGAAATTTGCAATGGAATGGGAGAAATTAAATGATTGTAATGAATAAAACATTAGAATTATCTCGATCTCACGGAAAAACACAATTAGGAGTTGCAAACTATCTTACTAAGCTAGTTGAAAATGAACTGCTTTCTAGAAAAGATGCTGAATTAATTTATAATACTATGTTTCAAAGGAATGAAGAAAATGTCCGAAATTGAATATAAAGTTGAAGACTGTAAGGGAAATACATGTGTTTATTCATTCTCATATCCCGAAATGAAAGAACATTATTATAAATTTAAAACAATGTCTGATGAAGAATTTATGAATAATCTTCCTGATATTATTCATTTCGCATGTTTTGTGTGTTGGTTAAAAGGAACATATGAAGCTTGGCACGCATGTTCAGATACTGGAATTATTCATGAATTGGTCCATCTCCTAACAATTCCACTGGAAGAATCTACAACCACTTTAGATACAATACGAGAAATGTTTAATGAAAGATGTTTATTAGCATGAAAAAGTTTTTATATAAATTTAAACTTATTTCTATGTGGATATTGGTTATGTTTATAATCATACTTGCGGCTTTTGCATGGATATTTTCCGCAGCGTCTCCGCATTCATATGGAGATTATAAGTATAAAAATTATTATAATCATAGAGAAAAATAATTATGAAAACTCCAGAGGAAAAAATATTCCATAATTTTATGGAAAAAGATGGATATTACTATGATGAAGTATCTAGTTCTTTTATACACGAAAACGATGAAAAAACAAAACTATGTTATCGTGAAGGATTGATTTTATTCATGAAATCATGGGAAATAAGACATTGCAAACAATCGAATACAGTTGTTAACATCGATCACCTTTGCCACAGCGTAACCCGCTGCATTTGTGTACTCTGCCATCCGATCGTGACTGGGAAAC